TAAGGCCATTGACGCATTCTACAAGGCAACCATCGCTCCCTTCACACTTTTGATCACCAATGGAGATGGAACAACAGAGTCGTACACCGTCGTGTTCGATGACTACGATAAGACGATTGTCTCTCGTGGGTCCGGTACTGACGGATGGAACATTGACATTACCTTGAAGGAAGTCTGATGCACGCGATTTCAGTTCCTCTAAGAGATAAACTACAGCAGTCTACATCCGTAGACTCAAAGTTGCGCCTGATTGCAGAGTGGAACCACAACAGGTTCTCTGAAATTCTAGCAGTGACCAACGGCGCGGTGGCTGAAAAGGATGAGTACGATAACGACCTCTTTCCTCTTAAGAGCATCACTGAGCCAGAACGTCCAACCAGAGGCATTGTCAAGAACTGGGCCGGTGGCAACACACCGGACGGATACGTTCGAAACTCATATGCAGACACAGTGGCAGGCCCACGATACGTAACCGCAGACATTGCTGCGAAGTACAAGTATTACACCTCCCCTGCGGAGTCAGCAGCGGGCACACCGTTCGCTATTGCCAATGTCACGCCATCGGTTGTCTACAAGAACTCCGTGGTCGCCAACAAGATTCGCTTGGTATTTGAGAACTCTTACGCCTCCCCATCAGTGTACACAATTCAGGTAACAGTTGACGGAACCAACTGGACAACAGTGTCAACCTCACCAACCATTGGATCAGACGGTGTTGTAGAGTTGTGGAGACAGGCCGGTGGCACATGGACCACAACCCCAAACTACTCAAACCCATTGACAACCCTGCGCGGTGTAAAGGTAAACGTTACCAATATGGCTACAGGAACAGTACGATGTAACATCATCGAACTGGGCCTACGCCTAGAATCTGACCTGTCCGACTACGTTATCGACTGGTCAACAAGCATGAGCATGTCTGACACCTCCATGGTTACACCTTTGGGTCGTGCGTCCTCCAACACCGCCGAGGTTTCCCTGTCCAACAGCAACGGCATTTTCTCTAACGAACTAATAAGCGGCATTTATTACAAGTTGCTTGACAAGAACGTCGAGATGCGTATGGACCTTGGAATCAACATCGGAACCTTCGCGGTGCCCAACTACGAATACGTTCGTCAGTTCACCATGCGTACCACAGAGTGGACCGGGCAGACCCGAGAGGGAACTGGCGTTACGCTCTCCGATGCATCCGAATATCTACAGTCAATCACCCCAAACCCGTTCCTGTACCAAGAGGTTACGCTCGGTGAGTCCATTTGGCGTCTTCTGGACTCCGTAGGCTTTTCCTACTGGAAGTACAGCACCCTAGCGTCCGATCCTTCCACCCTCCTCCCTGCGTTTTACTCAGACGGTTCTGAGACCGTCTGGGAGGTAATCTCCAAGTTGGCTGAGGTGCACCAGTGCGCTATCTTCTTCGATGAGTACGGAATTCTACAGGTTATGCCTCGCTCCATTGCCTACAACCTGACAACAGGAGTGTCATGGCAGTTTGACGCGGTGCAGAATGGCGCAAAGCAGCCAGACATTTACAAGGTAGACACAGAGTATGACTTTGAGGCCAACGTCGTGGACATTACCTACATCCCAACATCATTGAGCAAGGAGTCTGACTCTGGCGTGCGCCCAATGGAGGTTGTATGGGAGCCAGAAGAGACCGTGGTTCTACGATCATCGCAGTTGATCAAGACAATGCTCGACACCCACCAGTTCTTCTACATCACAGCCACCGAAGCAAAGGTATGGCCTTACTCCGGTGTCGTTCAGGTGGAGGGCGAGTTCATCAGATACACCGCCAAGGAGTACACCCACAGGCTTGCCGACAACACGTTGACGAAGAAGTACATCACGTCTGAGGATGAGCGAATTGCTTTGGACAAGTTGAACCCAACATACGCCTACCAGAACGCATTCTCCGGACGCTTCCAGACTTCGACTGCAAACCGTGGAATCTGGAACACAATTCCAATGACTCATGATATGGACTACAGCCTGTGGACCTCAAAGCGGTACCGCACAGGCACGGGAACCGTCAAGTCATGGGCCGGTGGCTTCTTGCCTCAGGCCAATACATCAACTCTAAAGTTGATGACCAACTCCACCTTTACAGCAAACTCTTGGTACGCGGTGACAACAGGTTTGTCAACAGACCCAATGCCGTTCTTCTACGGAACTAGAATGAAGTACACTGACGCTGGATTCTCTGGTGGTGGACTGGTTCTGTGCGCGGGCTCCAACGACTCTGGTATCTACATCGACATTCAGCAAACTGGTGGACTCACCGCAGCCGGTCGCAAGCACGGTCACGAGGTCGGAGTGCACACACGCTACTCCAATGGAACCTACAAGCGTTATGGCAAGGGTGCTCAGGTGACCATTGGACGAAACGTCTGGTTCGATGTTGACGTTAAGGTTTCAGACACAGGTGCCCAGCGCGTCATCGACGTTATGATCAATGGTGTCAAGGTCTTGCAGACAACGATCCCTGATGCTGAGTGGCCTGACTCAACGGGTGGTCGCCACGGTCTGTACGTGCGCGGTGCCACAGCAGCATACTACGAATACTTCTACTCATGGAGAACAACCATCAATGAGGGATTCGATGACGCTACATGGTGGAACCGCATCACTGGTGGTTACCAGTCAAACCAGTATGACTCACAACTATCATATGACACGGCGTACACCAACATCAGCGGAAAGACTAAGGCTGTTCGCATTAACAAGAACAGCCTACGCAGGATGGATGACTTTGGACCAATCGTTCACGAGGTACGAGAGTACAAGGTGGACTTCTCCAAGGCTCCTGTTATCTACTCCCAACTGTACTTTAGCAACGAGTCTCAGGTGCTCTGCCCAGAGTACAACTCAACTCCGTTCGGTGCCAGTTTCATTTTGGCTAACGTTTCACGAAACAACGCGGTGGTAGACGGAGAAGACACATTGACCTTCGGTTCTGACAACCCTGTGGAGCAGACCTTCCTCGTATACGGAAGAACCTTCGTTGTAGAAGACGAGCGTAAGTACACGGTAAAGGACACACAGTCAATTACACGACGCGGTGAGGTAAAGGTGGAAATCGCCTCCAAGTGGATTCAGTCCGAGGAAGCAGCAAAGAAACTGGGAGAGTGGATCACCTACCACTGGTCCGGTGGAAATGACCAGATCATGCTAGAGTCCTTTGGAAACCCCGTGCTGCAACTGGCCGATGTTGTTTCTGTCAACTATCCAGATGCTTCCATGCTGCCCGCAACACACCAATACTTCGTAGTGGGAATCAGCCAGAACTATGGCGAGGGACTACGCACAGAATACACCCTCCGCAGGCGAAAGGTTTGACCGTTTCAGTATCCGCTGATACAATAAAGGTATGGCACTAAACAGTTCTACCAAGTCGATTATTGTCGATCCAAACTTCTCAATCCCACCCAATGTTGTCGATCTAGAGTATCGAAACATTGACGAGCCGGGTGACAGCGCAACCTCCCGCTCAGAAGAGACGGGAGAGGTCGTCAATGTCGATTATGACGTTGTAACCTATGGAGAAACGGGCGGGGATGCCTCAGAGGAAGAGAATACCGGAACTGTTGATACCATTTTCCCACCTGACAGCATTACAGTTGTCAGTCAGACTGTGCGCGTAGGCGCGGACGGACGAACAGTTGTTGACGTTGTTCTAGAAATTGACAGCGGCATTGCTGGCATCACTTATGACGTAAGGCTAACAAAACCATGATAGGAACATACAGATTCATTCAAGACGGCAAGGTAATTGCCGAGTCTTCCAACCTGATCACCACGACAGGCAAGAAGGCACTTCTAGACTATGCCGCTCGATACACGAAGCAACTGGTCGGTTCCTTGGTTGTCGGAATTGGTGCTACAGCAGCCAACATCGCTGACAGGAAGTTGCAGTTCGAAATCGCACGCGCATCCGTGGACACAAACACCGTTGATTACCCAAACAACGCGGTGGTCTACAAGGCCCAAATCCCACAGGATGTAGCCATGACAATCTATGAAATCGGAGCACTGACAATGGACTCCAACCAGATTGAGGATTACGCTTCCAAGTTGCTACTGGACTTCAACGTGCTTTACGACAACTGGTCTGCTGGAACCTATGTTGCCACAAACTCCCGCCTAGGATCAGCCCTACAGATGACCTCCCCGGTGAGCACAGCAACCACATACTCATTGACCAACATCGCCCTCGACCTTTCTGGATACAGCGCCTCAGACGCATTCACCTTTGCATACCGTGCAAACAACGCCTTTGTGGCATCCGCAGCGGTGCGCTTCGTGACCAGCGCAGGCAACTACTACCAGACCTCATTTGCAACACCGGGATCAGGCACGTACACCTTGGCCTCCGTCCT